TATGTAATATTAAATAGTGGCGGGTGGTTAACACCTACAACAAAGAGACGTATGAATCAAGCCTCAGACGTTTACAGATTAAACTATTTAGTATATCAGAAGAATTATACATGGTATGTCAAGACACCAAGCACGACCGCAGAGTTTGCAGATTATATTGTAATTGATAAACTGAACGGTGATATACTACCAAGTCTTCCATAGTTCGCACTATACAAACCCCACACTAGCCCCACAAAAAAAAGCCCCGACTGTAATGGTTGGGGCTTCTCTTTTGCTGAAACTTCTTAAAATATCTACATATGATTATAATGATATGTTTTTTACAGAATTTTCAACCTATTCTAGAGGGGCATACAGGCACATATAGGGGGGGGTACTTGCGTAAAAAACACTCACACACATTCTAATACTATTTTTAAAACTTTTCCTTTACTTTATAATTATTATACTAATTATAGCTGTTTTGGTGAGTTTTGGGTAGAGACTATCTAATCCCCCTATTATAAATAAAGAGATTAGTCTCAATTCCCATATAGCTGTTTCGGAGCCTGTTTCTTATGGTAGGGTAATCTTTTCTGTTACTAGCTCAATTACCTTCGACTTGCTTCTGACTGTGTAACTAATCCCCTTCTAGTAGTCAATTGTTGTGCGCTATACGCTAGAAGTGTCTAACCAACCCATATAGCATGGCAATATTACAAAATAATAATTATTCTATGCAATCATTATTAATACGATGTATATTATTTTATGGAATTAAAAAAGATAAAAGGCGTAGAACACAGACTTTATGATAGTTATGATGAGTTTAAGGCCTTTCAGGGCGCATTAACGCCCAAAAGTGACTGGCGTCAGGCAAATGAAGGTGATTGGGTATATACAGATGACCATTATGTGGTGCAAATTCTTAAGGTATACTACATTACAGTGCCGAACTCTAAAGAAAAACGCAAATGTGTGCGCACTATATGTGGTAGTTTTGTCTGTAAACAGAAAAATGCTAAGATATTAGGCGAAAATGGCGTTGCAGACAACATTTACACGTTTTCTGGCAATTATGAGTCTATAAATAAAATACGTTCTACTAAATTATCTTCTAAAAAGCTATTGTTTGCTAAATATGTAGCCGCAGGTATAGATATGGAAGAAGCATACAGACGTGTGTACCCAAAAGCAAACGATACGCAGTATATCCGCAATGCGGCTAACAAATTATTACAACAAAAAAAGGTAATGCAAATGGTTAAAGAAGAAATATCCTTAATTTTAAAAGAAGAGGGTGTAACACCAGAGTATATTATACAAAAATACAAAGATATAGCAGACGTTTCTGAAAGAGACCAAGACAGACTTAGAAGTCTAGATGCACTAGCAAAGATGTCTGGTTTATTTGAAACAGAAAAGAAACGTGAAGAACTAACTGTATGGGCTGGTTTTAGCCCTGAACAACTGGAGGCTATCAAAGGTGGAGAAACCAAAGTACTTGCACATAAAGAAAAAGAGTGAGTTGTCTAATAAGATAGACCCTTGCCCTGTATGTGAAAAAAACCTGTATTATGACGAAAACGCTAGTAAAAGAATAGGCGTTATCGAAGAAGACGGTGAGATAAATTCATGGAAATGTCCTGCTTGTAAATCAGAGTTTGATTTGGAAGATAATATTTTGTATATTTATGGCAGCGAAACAGAAGGTGGACAAGCATGAAAACTAAAGATGCAAGATTAAGAAGAGCTGGAGTTAGTGGTTACAACAAACCTAAGCGTACTCCTGGTCATCCTAAAAAATCTCACATTGTAGTGGCTAAAGAAGGTGACAAAGTAAAGACTATAAGATTTGGCCAGCAAGGCGTAAAAACCGCTGGTAAACCTAAAAAAGGCGAGTCGCAAAGACAAAAAAATAGAAGAAAGTCTTTTAAGGCTAGGCATGCTAAAAATATTGCTAAAGGCAAAATGTCTGCAGCGTATTGGGCTAATAAAGAAAAGTGGTAAGGAGGTTACATGGCTAGAGGTAAAAAAAGCACAGTTAACAAAGCAGGCAACTATACTAAGCCTACAATGCGTAAAAACTTGTTTAATAAAATAAAAGCAGGTAGCAAAGGTGGGCCTAGAGGTGTTTGGTCGGCTCGTAAAGCACAAATGCTTGCACGTGAGTATAAGAAAAAAGGCGGAGGCTATAAATAAAAATGTTAAAAAAGTCTCAAAAGTCTTTAAAGAACTGGACAGACCAAGAGTGGGATTACATAAATGCTTCTGATAGACGTAAACCTAAAAAAGATAGAGGTAGGTACTTACCTAAATCTGTTAGACAGGGATTGACTGCTTCACAAAAAGCTAGTGAAAATAGAAAAAAACGTAAAGCAACTCGTTCTGGTAAAGTAAAAGCTAAATATGGTAAAGCAGTAAAAAGCAAAATGAAAGGTATGTCGTGATAGATAAAAAGATTTCTGTAGGGTCTATCCTTACAATAGCGTCAGTTATTATTGGCGCAGCAGTGTCTTATGGTATAAACTCTAATAAAGTTGAAAATATTAAGACTGAACAAGTAAAAACTGTTAAGAAAGTAGAAGCTAACGAAAAAAGTATTGTTAACTTAAAAGTTAGCGTTGCAAAGATAGAAACACAACTAGATAATAGATTTGATAGATTAGAAGAAATATTAATGGACCTTGAATGATAGTATCTAAATTAATAATAAACGCTGTAGCTAAACATTTTAGCTTAGATAAAATTATGAAGTATGTATTTGAAGATAATGAATTAGATAAAAAAACAAAAGAACTTGAAGGTAGAATTGAGTTGTTAGAAGTATTACAGAAAATGCCTAGAAAATTTAAATGTGATTGTGGTAAGGAGGGATAATGCCAAGATTTGGAAGCAGGTCAAGAAAAAATTTAGCAACATGTCATGAAGATTTACAGGATTTATTTAATGAAGTTATTAAACATGTAGATTGTTCTGTTATTGAAGGACACAGAAGCAAGGAAAGGCAAAACAAACTTTATGAAGAAGGTAAAACTAAAGTTAAATACCCAAATGGTCGTCATAACGCTAGTCCTAGTAGGGCTGCTGATGTTGTTCCCTATCCTATTGATTGGAATGATAGAGAGCGTTTCCACCTTTTTGCTGGCTTTGTCTTGGGCATTGCTCAATCTATGGAAATAAATATTCGCTGGGGAGGCGATTGGAATAAAAACTTTGAGGTAGATGATAATAATTTTGATGATTTTCCTCATTTTGAGCTTATAAAGGATTTTTAATATGAAACAAAAACAAGCAGGATATGATTACGAAGAGTTTAAGTCTCAACCTTATCGTGAGCGTAGTTTATTAGAAGCTATATATAACTATACTGCATACGGTGTATCTCCTAGTGAGTTAAAAGGCGCACATTCAGAAATAGATAAATTAATAGAAAATGCAGACCCTAAAGCTAAAATAGCTGAAGTTGCAACTATATCTATGAATAGAGACTTAGAAAGATTATTTAGAGTTTTAAACCCAGATAGCACAGTAAAAATGATTTCTGTTCTTGGAGACAGATTTCTTGATGATGAGCAGTTTGGTAGTTTAGACGCTGGTCTTCGTGCTAGAGCTATTCGTTCTATGAATGAAAGGCCAGAATATAAAGGGATGGATAAGAATTTAGCTGCATTTTTATTAGCGGCAGCAAGAAACAACCCTTATCAACCTTAATGGCCAATTTAAATCTTAATGGTAATGTTAGTAAAAATGAAGAAGCTCTTCATTTAGCATACAATGATTTAATTACATTTGGCAAACTATTTAGCCCACAAGACTTTTTAGCATCAGCAACACCTGATTTTCATAGGCAAGTTGGTGAATTATTTTTAAACCCACAAAAACAGCAATTAGCACTTGTCTTACCTAGAGACCATGCAAAGTCTACTATGGCTGCTACTGCTATTATGCATAAGTTTTTGTTTGCAAGCAAAGATGAGCCTCAATTTATAGCATGGGTAGGTGAAGCACAGGACCAGGCTGTAGATAACATTTCATGGATTCAAAATCATATTTATAGTAATCCAGCTATACATTACTACTTTGGAGACCTTGAAGGTGATAAGTGGACTAAAACAGAGTTTACACTTAAAAATGGTTGTAGAATGATTGGTAAAGGTGCATCGCAAAGATTAAGAGGTAAAAAACAAAACTCTACAAGATATACTGGAATTGTGCTAGATGACTTTGAATCAGAGCTAAATACTAAAACGCCTGACTCTAGACGTCAAATAAAAGAATGGGTTACAGCTGCGGTATATCCAGCTATTGATTTTGATAAAAAAGGATTTTTATGGTGTAATGGAACTATTGTACATTATGATAGTTTTTTAAATGGACTAGTCACTAAACATCAAGAATGTCAAAAAACAGGTGAAGAGTTTGCTTGGGAGGTGTTTACTAGAAAAGCTATAGAAGATGGTAGTCCTATATGGCCCTCTAGATGGCCTATTAAAAAACTAGAAGAACGTAAACAGTTTTATATAGATTCAGGCACACCTGCAAAGTTTTACCAAGAATACATGAATCAGGCTAAATCGCCTGAAGACCAAATATTTAGCGAGGAAGATATAAATAATGCACAGTATAAAGGTTATGCTAGGTATGACCAAGAGTATGATTCTTGGTATATTAAAATGGATGACGGGAGACAAGAGTACGTTAATATATACATTGGTGTTGACCCTGCCTCAACAGTTGGTGTTAGGAACGACTATAGTGTTATTATGGTTATTGGCGTTACTGATAGCTATGATTACTATGTTATTGAATATTGGAGGGAACGAGTTTTACCGATGGACTGTGCAGACAAGATATTTGAAATTGCAAAACGATACCAGCCGATACGAAGAATAAACATAGAAACAATTGCATACCAAGAAATGTTAAGAGACTATGTTATGAAACGTAGTAAAGCAGAAGGAATGTTTTTACCAGGCATAGAAAAAGGTATTAAGAATTACAATCAAAAGAAAAAGGATAGATTATTTGAAGGGCTTCAGCCAATGTTTAAAGCAGGCGCTGTACATATTAAAAAAGAAATGCATGAATTTATAGGTGAGTTGCTTGATTTCCCAAAAGGAAGTCATGATGATACTATTGATGCGTTTTGGCTTGCGACACAGTTTGCTAAAGGTCAACCTAAACGTAAAAAGAAAAGTAAAAATAAATCTGGCGTTTGGACAAAACCACGTAAAGCATATAATTGGTTGACTGGAGCTAGGAAATAATACTATATTATATACTATGATACAAGAAGATTTAAGAGTAAAAGAAATAAATGAGTTGTTTGATAGATGGAGAGATGCCAGACAAGACTGGGATGTAGCCGCTAGAGAAGATATTGACTTTTATTTAGGTAATCATTTTTCACAATCAGAGCTTGATGAACTAGATTCACGCAATCAGTCATCTATGCCTATGGATAGGTTGTATGCTGCAATAGAACAGTTTAAAGCAATTGTTACATCTAAACAACCTAAGTTTAGTGCAGTAGGCAGAGAAGATTCTGATAATAAAATAGCAAACGTATGGAAGACTATATTAGAATATGTGTGGGACAAATCAGATGGTAACGAAGTATTTAAGCAAGTTGTTCATGATTACGCTGTTACTGGTCTTGGTTATTTTTATGCATATCTAGATAGAGATGCTGATTTTGGTAGAGGTGAAGTTAAATTTACTTACGTAGACCCTTTTAGAGTTTATGTAGACCCTAACTCTAGACATAAATATTTTGATGATGCTTCAGGTATTATAGTGTCAACTATATTAACAAGACAGCAGTTAATAGATTTATATCCACAAATGAGTCAACCCATAAGTGAAGACTCAGAAAAATTATTAATAGATGAGATAGAAACATTTAACAAGGAGGAGGACTATCCTGATGCAACTAATAGAACGACTATGGAAAGCTTTACGCCAGATAATACAAAAGATAAAGACTATCATATTGAAAAGTATAGATTACTTGAACATTACAAAAAGGTAAGAGTACCTTATTATAGAGTTGTTGACGCTAGAACTGGCGATGAAAGAATAATGACTCAAGAACAGTTTGCTGCAATGGCAGAAGATAGAGACTTTGCTGCAGCTATAAAGTCTGGACTTATTGATTTTGTTGAAGTAACACAAACAAGAATTAAGTTAACATGTACTGTTGGTCAAATAGTATTGTATGAAATGATATGTGATACAGATATATATCCTGTTATACCAGTACCAAACATATGGACCAACACACCATACCCAATGAGTGATGTAAGAAAGAATAAAGCATTTCAAAGGTTCCTCAACAAGACGGTTTCCCTCATTACATCACACGCACAGGCTTCAGCAGGTTTGAAGCTTTTAGTTCCCCAAGGTAGTGTTAGTGATATTGAAGAACTAGAACGAGATTGGGCGAATCCTAATGCTACTATCGAATATGACCCATCTTTTGGGGAACCTCATTTTCCTTCACCACAACCATTATCAGGTAGTATTTTAACATTACCTAAAATGATTGAAGGTTATATTGATTTAAATATTGGTATATTTGAAATGATGCAAGGTAGTACAGATGCAGCACCTAGAACATACTCAGCTACTATGATGATGGAGAATGTTGGACAAAGACGTTCAAAGTCTAAGTTAAGAGATATTGAAGGGTCAATGAAAAGATTAGGTCAAGTTATATATAATATGGCTAGACAACACTATAGATTTAAAAAGACGTTTAGAATAGTACAACCTAACAATGATATAAGTGAGTTCACGGTAAATGCTCGTTTATACGATGATAAAACTAATGAGTTAATGTCAATTGAAAATGATATTACAGTAGGTCAATTTGATGTGCGTATACTTGGAGGCTCTACATTACCATCTAATAAGTATGGTGAGTTCCAATTGTATATGGAAGCTTATCAAGCAGGTTTAATAGATAGAGTAGAAGCACTTAAAAAGACTGAAATCTTTGACAAAGAAGGGGTATTGCAAAGAACTGACGAAGTTAGTAAATTACAGGGTATGCTTGCACAGGCGCAAGAACAACTTAAAAAGCTTTCAGGCGACTTACAAACTGCAGATAGAGAAAGTGTTGCAGCTAGAAAACGTACTGAAGTTGAGAAATTTAAAAGCCAACTGGCCGAGCAGAAGTATGAATCTCGTGCCGCTAACAAATTGGCAACAGGTAGGTTAAAAGACGCAGTGAAACTTGAATCCGAGAGATTACGTGTAAATGGTAGTCAAACTCAACAAGGTGACGAGACATTGCAGGAAGGATAACAAATGAGTGACGCATATGAAAACGGACATCTAGAAGGTGAAACCGTTGATAATGTAGGGCAAGACGAAAGTGTTAATACGCAGGAGACTTCTGGAAACTGGGAAGAACAAGCAAAGTACTTCCAAAGTGAAAAGGATAAACTCGCAGCGGAAAACTCTAAACTAAAGCAATATGAAAAAATAGGGCAATTATTGGAATCTCGTCCAGATATAACCCAGACCATAACTGGTATGGTACAAGGACAAGGTCAACCAGCACAACCTGAACGTATTGAATTAGCTAAAGATGAATTTGACCCATGGGAAGCCTATAATGACCCACAGTCTAAATCGTACAAGTTCAGACAACAAGAACTACAGGACTCTATAAATGGAGCTGTTAACCAACAAATGCAAGGATTACAAAGAAATCAAGGCGAAATGCAGTTAAAGACCGAACTACAACAAAGAGGCTTAAGCCCAGAAGAAGTAGACTCTTTTATGAATTTTGCAGCACAAAATCCTGCTGAGTATGGTGTTGATGGCGCTATTAAAATGTGGAGAGCTGTAGCTAACTCTGAACAAGGCCAGCAAATAGAAAGACCACTTGATAGTGTACGTCAAACACAAGGAACACCTGCTCAAGGCGGTGTATTACAAGGACAAGCTCCTCAAACTCCTAAGTCTGACGAAGATGCTATGTGGGATGGTATTTTAAAAGCTGGTAGTCGTACTAATGTATTGTAAATTATAATATAACTTAGGAGAAAAAAAATGGCTAATTATGAAACAGGCCAAGTAAAATTTGGTACTCCTGGCGGCAATACAGTAGACAGTGCAAATTTAAGCACAAGAAGACTGTATGACTTTAGTGATAGAATTGCTGAGTTAGCCCCAGAAGAGTCACCATTTTTTGTATACTTGTCAAATGTAGGTAAAGTACCTACAGCAGACTCGCAATTTAGATTTTTAGAAGATAGAACTAAAATTGCAATGACTGATAGAAGCTTTACTACATCAAGTAATCTTGGTGCTATAGCAGAAGATACTACAGACACAATGACTATATCTTCATCACCATGGATAATTAAAGGCATGGTACTTATGGTTTCATCTACTATATCTGGTATGGGTGAAGGAACAAATGCAGCAACATGTGTTGTTACAGGCGTAAATTCAGCAACAGAAATAGAAGTTAGATGGTTACGTGAAAACTCAACATCTGCAGTTACTATTGATGGTTCTAGTACAGCAGTAAAATGCCAAGTAATTGGAACAGCATTTGCTGAAGGTTCTGGTGCGCCAGATGTATTTTCGCAAAAATTAGACAATGATTATGGTTTTACTCAAATATTTAAAACTGCATGTGAAATGTCTAATACAGCTAGAGCTACTGTGTACAGAGGATATGCTGATGAATGGCAAAGAATATGGAATCTTAAATTAAGAGAACATAAAATTGACATTGAAAGAGCAATGTTATTTGGACAAAGAGCTTCTGTTGGTGGCGTTCAATACACTGAAGGTATTGTAGGTCATATTATTGCTGAAGGTGCAGCTCCTCAAACGGATGCAAATCAACTTTCTTACACAGAAGGTGCAGCTTATCATAAATCTATAGCTTCAGGTTCTATGACATACGATAACTTCCTTTCTGATTTAGAAGTTGTTTTTGACCCTGCAAGAGGCGGAAGCGCATCTAAATTAGCATTATGTTCATTACCTGTTATATCTCTATTTAATAAAATAGGTGGTAGTTCTTTTATAGATGATTCTTTTGGTGGTACAGAAGATAATCCTGGAAGATATATGTTTGAGCGTTCTAATGGAACTTTCGGTCATAAAATAATGAAGATTGAAACAATTCATGGTGATTTATCACTTGTGAAAGAACCTTTATTTAGAGGTTTAGCTTCAACATTTATGGCTTTAGTTGATTTAGACCACGTATCTTACAGACCATTAGTTGGTAATGGTATTAATCGTGATACATCAATTACAACAAATGTGCAACAAGCAGATGAGGATTTAAGAAAAGATATGATTCTTACAGAAGCAGGTCTTGAAATAACTCTTCCTGAAACACATGCGTTGTTTAACATAGAAGGAGCTTAGTTATATGAGAAGTGACGTATTAAACTCAAGTAGCAATAGCTATGGTCAAGTACCTAGTTATTTAAAAACTACAGCTAAAACTGCTGACTTTACAGCAGCTTCTGGACATGTGTATGTTGTAACTAAACTAGATGGATGTGCTGTTACATTACCAGTTCCAAAAGTTGGAGATGTAATTAAAGTAATTTTTGATGGCGCAACAAGTAATAGTCATACAATTACATCAGATGCATCAACTACTTTGTTTGAAGGTTGGGCATCAATGTCAGATACAGCTGACCAAACTGCAGCAGCTATGGAAAACTTTGTTGCTGACGAAACAAATGACCGAATTATTACATTAAATCGGACAACTACTGGTTTGTCAGGCAAAGTAACATTAGTTGGTGTTGCTAATAACAGGTGGTATGTAGAAGCAGAACTTCAATCAAATGGAGATGCTGCTACACCATTTAGTTAAACCAAAACAATAAGGTTTAATAGTTTTGTAGAACTATGGGGCATGTCATATAAAAGGCTTGCCCCGAATCTACTAAGAATTTTTTATAACAAGTACGTTCATGCTCATGCCAGAGCTTAAAGTACACTCAAAAGGAGAATAAAATGGCAAACTCAAGTTTACATAAGCTTACAGTCGTAGAAGCACAAAATGCTGCTTTAGGTCAGGCTGGAGCTAAATTTATATCAGACACTTCTGTACACTCAGGAAACTTTGTAGCAATACAATGTATAGAAGATACTGTGTTTAATGCCTTAACACCTGCAGATACTACAAATGGTTATGGTGTAGGTTCATATAATGGTAACACAATGGCTTCAGAAACTATACCAGCAGGAATGACTATTTATGGTCGTTGGACTAGTATAGATTTAACTTCTGGTGCAGTAATAGCTTATATAGGTTAATATGCCTTTAGGATTAGGTAGTAACTTATCAAGAGCAATCTCTAAACCTATAAGACCTGGTATAGTAACAGACAATCTTGTATTAAAGCATAAGTATGATGCAGGCAGTGTAGTACCTGTAAGTGATGGTGCTGCATTTTTTGATGGAGTAGATGATTATATTAATTGTGGAAGTGATTCTTCTATTGATATGGGAACATCTGCATTTAGTGTAACATGTTGGGTTTATTTTATTGATTTAGTAAATTCGGTATTAGTAGGAAAAGGTCCTTCACTGACTATTGCAGATAGTGGCTGGGCAGTTAGTGTGTTTGGAAGTAATGGTAGAGTATATCTTGATATTAATAATGGTGGAAGAGATGCTACTTATTCAAACACAGAAGCTATTACAGAAAATAAATGGTATCATATTACAGTAGTAGTACCTGCTTCAGGTGGTGCTGGAAGAAAAATATATATTAATGGAGTTGAGAATGTTAATACTGAAGACCATGAGCTAACTGATACAAACGATGCTGCTATTGATTTATACTTTGGAAATTCTTCTACAGGTCAAAATGATAGAGACTTTTATGGCTATATGTGTAATGTTGGTATATGGAAAGATAGAGTATTAACTGAGCCTGAAATTAAATCTATAATGAATAAAAATTATGCTGGATTAACAGACAGCGAAAAAACAAACTTAGTATCATGGTGGAATCTTAGTGCAGATGCTAATGATTCACATGGCTCAAATAATGGGACACTTTCATAATGGCAGCTACAATACAACAAATAGTTAAACCAACACGAGCTAGAGGATTAGATACTTCTGGTAACAACAATCACGCACAAATATATTCAGGTAGAGCATTAGAGTTTGATGGTGTTACTGACTATTTAGATACAGGAAGTAATATACCTATTTCTACTGATAAATGGACTTTAGCAGTATGGATAAATATTAATACAACTCCTGCTAGTAATGCTGATAATATTATATCTGCAGGTGGGACATATTCTTCAAATTATCTAGGTTTTGATACAAATCGTAAATTAACTATATATGATTTAGGTAATACAACATATAGAGATTCAAATACTGCTTTAAATCTAAATACTTGGTACAGAGTAGTATATTCTTATGATGGGGCAGGAACTTTAACTTTTTATGTAAATGGAGTTGCAGATGGGACTGCAACTTTAGCTACAGCTGGTGATGACGATGATTTATATATTAGGTATGTAGGAATGTTATCTAACTCAACAAGATTTTTTGATGGAATGATGTCTGATTTACAAGCTTGGGATTTAGCTTGGACAGCAGATGATGCAATGTATGATTATCTCAACCCAGAACAATTAGCATTAAATAGAGGTGGTACATCGCTAACTAACTCTAATCTTAAACTATGGTACCCAATGAATGAAGGTCATAGAGGTAATCAGTCTTATGTACTTGATGCTTCTAATACAGGTATATGTGATAATATAGTTGATTCGGGAATAACAGCAGGAACAACTAAAGATGGTTGGGTAGATTTTGATACTGGAGATACTCAAGTGACTGTAGATTCAGATTTAAATGCTATTAAATATACTTATTTAGATTCTACAAGTGGAATGTATGCTTATTTAAGAGATAGTTATATATTGACAAAAGATTTAGTTGTAGGAAATGTATATAAAATTTCATATAAAGTTAAAGTATCTGACTCTTCTTTTAATGTAAACTTTAAAGTTCAAGGAGCAAGTATAACAGGGTCGCCTCAAGGTGGCGCAACTAACTCTACTGAATTTGTAGAACAAAGTTTTAATATATTAGCAGTTAATACAACAGGTCATTATATATTTGGTTTATTAACGGGAACTGTGGTTTCTGAACAATCTACTATATGGTTAAAAGATTTTAAAGTAGAGCCAATAAACGATAAACACAACGCAACAACTGCATTTTATGGTGATAATACTATTTCAGCTACTAATGATAAAACTATGGCAGGTTCTAATAATTGGGGCGCTTATGGAACTGGAACTACAGAATCTGTAACAGGTGGAAAATTAAGAGTTACCACTACAACAGCAAATGCTGTACAAGGAGCTAGTTTAGCTGTAGCTAATGCTGGAACTCCAGTTGTTGGAAGGACATATAGAATTAGAGCAAATTTAAAAAGAGTTAGCGGGCTTGACCCAGGTACAATAACAATGTATTATGGTGATGTTGCAGGAACTATTACTACAGTTGGTGGTGGTGGAACAAGTGGTCAAATAACAGATAGTGAAGTCCAATATGAAACAACTATAGTAGCAGGGAGTGCTACAGGAGGTTTATTAATAGTAAATCCTGCAACCACAACTGCTTTAGTATTTGAAATTGATGATGTAGAGATTAAAGAAGTAGGTGTAGCAACAGGATGGACAGATGCAGACCAACAACTAGATA